TGTTATTATCATTCTAATTTTTATTTTAATTTTGCTTTATATCTTTTTGTAAAGGCAATACCAAAATGAAAAAAGTAAAGGCAACGAATTTGATTATAATTAAAGGAGAGGATACTTTTATTCCTGTTTGCCTGTTCTGTTATCAAGCAGTGGTTCAATTGAGAAAGGGAGACAGTGAATCAATACTAAAGTCGAGATGTCGTGTCTGCGGACGAGTATTTTTATTAGAAACAAAGATAAGGAAGGAGATAACTTATGGCGGCGGAAGACAAAACAAATAAACTCCTAAAAATGAAGGAACAAATTGATCAGGCAAAATCCAAAGCTGACTGGCTTCGGGGAACCCTTGAGCAACTGGAGGGTCAGTTGAAGCAGTATGGAGTTAAAACCTTGGCGGAGGCTAAAAAGAAGCTTGATGAGATGGATAAAGAGTTGTCTAAAAGTGAAGCGGAATTAGAGAAAGGGATAAAAGAGTTAGAACATGCATATCAGTGGCAATAGATACCGTGATCTGGTGAGGTCAGGTATGGTGAGGCGCAATGAGGTCTGGTTCGGTAAGGTTCGGTGAGATAAGTTAAGTTGAGGTATGGTAAGGATTTTCTAAGTCTGAGAAAGAGTTGGCTGCTGGAATTGAGGGATTGGAGAAAGCGTATGAATGGCAGTAAGATTGTGGGTTTTTTCCTTTGGTTTAAAAAGAAGCATTATCGGGATGTTAAAAATCTGCTTAAACTATCTTGTCTCATATCATCGAGTAGAAATATTCCTATCTCATCAAGGGTTGTAAAGTTTGTCAGGCAATTTAAGCCAACTCAATCGACTAATGGGATTTCTGATAATATTGAAGGGGTAGAGTTAGAGGGGATAAGTAAACCATTAAGACCTAAATTTTCAAGAGGCGAGATCAAAAACGATGTTATTTTGGGTTACAAACCATGAGATTTATAGCCTATTTATCCAAAAACGGGCTGTTTTTAACGAGTTAGGTCTGGTGTCTATCTCTTTATATATGGGTATAGAAAATAGGGGTCTTAAACGGGGAATTTTAGGGGTTGAAAATGATTGACTTAAAGGCTCTTCGTCATACTTTGGAAAGGAAAAAAGGAGAACGAGATGTTGTTGAGCGTCGGACTATAGAGCTTGAAACATTGGCAAAAGAACTTGAAAGGCAAGTTTCTTTTTCCGAACAGGCTCAGATTATCATTCAAGCAGTTGCTCGTCAGACTCAGAAACAACTCGAGTATCGGGTTGCGGAGTTGGTTAGTTTGGCTCAGGCCAGCGTTTTTGATGATCCCTGGTCTTTGAATTTGGATTTTGTTTTAAGGAGAGGGAAAACAGAATGCGATCTTCATTGGCAAAAATCAGATGGAAGAGGATCTGGTGATATTCGTTATGGAGGTGGAGGAGGAGAAGCAGATGTAGCAGCTTTGGGTTTACAGTTTGCTATGTGGTCTCTTCAACGTCCTCGAACTCGAAATATTATGTTCTTGGACGAACCAGCCCGTTTTCTGAAAGGAGGAGATCTGCCTGAAAGAGGGGCGTTAATGATTAAATCTATAAGTCATAGTTTGGGTTTGCAAATGCTTATTGTTTCTCATATCCCAGATCAGATTGAAGGGGCAGATAAGATATTTGAGTGTATAAATAAAGGAGGAGAAACACAGATTAATGTCAAAAATAAAATGTAGGATCTGCGGGAAAATGTTTGTTTCTATATTCCCTTCTCATTTGAAATCGCACGGGTTTAGTTTACCAGAATATCAAAAGACCTTTCCTGACGCTCCATATCAATCAGAAGAGTTAGCTGTTAGGAGATCACGAAGTGCTTCAAGGATAAATGTTGGAAGAATATTGTCAGAAGAGACAAAAAGAAAAATTGCTATGTCTGTTTTAACAAGTCCGAAGAAGTTATATGGGGAGAAACATCCAAAATGGGACGGTAAACATAAGAGTTCTTTTGGTTTTGGTTTGGCAAAACGTGATCTTTTAAAGATAGTTAAGGAATGTCAAGGGTCTGGTTGTAGAGGAAATAGTAATACCTTGATCATCCATCATAAGGATGAGGATCGTGCGAATAATGATTTGGATAATTTGAAGGTATTATGTGTAAGTTGTCATAAACGAATTCATGGTAATGCTCCTTCTGAAGAGATAAGAAAGAAGAGAAAGCATTGGCCTAAGTTGGAATGTGATGAATTTGGTAGATTTAAGAGAAAAAGGAGAAGATCATTTCCTCAAAAATATGGTTTTGTTAAAAGAGCGGATCGGGTTTTTGAGTTTATTAAAAAGGATGGCATAACTCAGGCAGAGAGAAAAAGGTGAAATGAGGCGCTACAAATATATTAGGAAGGAACAGGTGTTAGAGTTCGTCAAGAAGAATCCTGGAATAACAAGGAAAGGGATCAATGAATATTTCCAATCCCAAGTTTCCACGTCACTTTACAAACTGGTTTTGGAGGGAAAGTTGACAAAAATTAAAGACGGGTGTTTTAAATGGTACGCAAAATAAAGGAGATAATGCTATGGCCAAGATTCAAACCTTTCGATGTGATATTTGCTCAGAACTTACCCCACGGATATTTGAGTTCCAACCGAGGATTGTTAAAAAGGTTGCCGTAGGAGACAAGATTCAATCGATCCCCGTGGAAGATGCAACCATTTACGAGGTATGCTCTGAAGAATGTATGATTAAAGTACTACGTAAGGTAGGGAAGAGTATCTTTCACTCGGAGCTAATTAAGAAGATTGCGGTGAAGAAGAATGGGAATGGGAAAAAGGAGAATTAATAGATGTTATGCCCTATTTGTAAATCAAGTGTTGATGAGAAACTTGGCCGGAAAACTATTCTTTTATTTCTACTTATTGGTTTCATCATAGGTCTTTTTACCGGACAGTTATTCTTTGCTTGGCAAGTAAGCCCAATCTTCAAGGATAAACTCGGCTATCTGGAGAAGAGTAATAAGGACATAAAGGAAGAGTTGAAGAAGAATCCACCATCGAAGGAAGAGCCGAAGAAAAAGAGTCCTATTACGCAGAAAGAAATACAGTAAGGAGGGAAATTGCAATCCTTATAAAATTTAACTGGAGGATGGGAGATATGAAAATTATGGTTTGTAACGCTTATCTTTTCGATCAGTTCGTTGGGGTATACCCGGACTCGAGAAAACAACTCCGGTCACAACATTTGGCATATTGTAGTTGGCGGCTAATCGAAGAGCATTTGATACCAAACGAGATTGCCGGATTTCAAAACAGGGTCTATGATTTTTTTGCAAACCTATTTGGGACTAAAGGTATTAAGGTGAGGTTAACAATACAAGAGATAGAAGAGGGGTGAAAAGGTAGGTCGGCGGCCAGTGGTGGCGAAAGCACTGGTTACTCATCCCCGGTCAGGCGTTCCTCTCCTGCCCATTGGCCGTCAATATAAAAGGAGGAATAATGAGCATAGATGAAATGGGGTTAACTCAGGACGAACGAGAGGTTATGGATCGTCTAATGGACGCTTTTCGGTTGTTTCATCGGTTGACTAAAGAGCATCCAGACGAGCTTCGTGATTTTGTTGACGGCCTGCACCGGTGTCAAGACGTTTTAGCGGTACGAGTTTGTCGTCGAATCTATTCAAGGATGATTTTAAGCTCTATGAATTCAATCAAGGATGATTTTAAGCTCTATGAATTCAAGCCATGAAAGGAGGGTATTATGCCGTTCGTAGAATTTCGCCGAAAGCGTTTGCTTAAGAAGAGTATGTTTCCCGATTGTGTTTATGCCTCAAAGACTGCGCTTCGATTTTCCATGGAGTTTTGGAAGACCGAACTTGGTTCAGCGCCTAACCTTCGTCTTTTCTACAACGAGGAAACGGGTCAAGTTGGGATGCTGCCAAGTTTCACTGGTGAGGGTTATCAGGTTAGCATCCGAAAAGACCACCTGATCCCGTCGGTAAATTGGAAAGGGTTCCTTGCAGAGGCGAAGCTCAATTTCATGAGTGCCGCTTCATTTAGGGTTGAGGTCGGAGGTTCTAAGGAGATGAGAACCTTTACGATTCTTAACGGGAGGAAGGCACAAAGAAGAGATCATTTCACAGAAGATATAAAACAGGTGGAAGAAATGGTAAAATAGGTTGTTTGATCTGAACCACCCAGAACGGATGAAGATGCCGAGTATTACGGAAGGGACGTGATTGAACTGAAGGATACCTACAATCCAACTGGTCAAAAACCACAAAGACCCGGATGTCTTAACACAAGGCTCAAACAAGGATATTGTGGACCATGTATGTGGAAATGGAAGTGTGGAAATAAGAGAGGAGAAACACAGAAGGATCTTTATGTCTTCGAGACCATAGAGGGTATAGTTAGGTCAATAAGTAAAGGGAGTAAATGAAAATGACAAACGATCAGCTCATTCTTATGGGATGGCATGATATTGCGAAGGCCTGCGGGGTTAGTGTCTGGGTTATGAAAAGTATGGCTAAAAGATATGAAATGCCTCACGCGCGTTTATGTGGGAAGGTGACTATCCCCAGAGCAACTTTGGTCGAGTGGATTGCGGGGCTTTGCGATATTGTTGGCAATGGTAAGGGGGTAATGGATGAATATGTCTTGCAGAGACTTAAAAATCTAAAGAGGATTTAAAAATGAAACATAGCACTTATGCTTTAGCAGAACGAGTTAAGGAAATTCAAGAACAAATTAAAAAAGAGGAAGGAATAGGGAAGATGAAGAAACAAACCTTACCTAAGTTTGCAATTGCAGTAAGTGAGTCAGGACTTCACATGCTTATAGATGATATTCTCACACCAAAAGAATCGATGCAATTGATTCAGGATATCCGAAGCGCTTTGGTTGAATGGTCAACGCTCACTGGAAGATTTATAGATACTGGAGAGAAACATGGGTTGTAAGAGCTATAGTTAAGGAAGAAGATTTAAAGATATCTCCATTAACATTGGTAACAAAAGAGGAAGCAATGAAATGCCCCAAGTGTAATGAAGAATTAGGATATGATGAAGTAGATATTGGAGTCAGGTCATTTACCTACCTCATAATGAGAGGAAATTATCATTGTGATAATTGTGGATGGTCAGATCGATCCGTCTTTACAATCGGTAACACTGATGACGTGAAGGAGTAATCACCAATAAAAAAGAGGAAGAAAGATGGCCATCAAATACTCTAAACAACAAGTCAAGGAAATAACCAGAGGCGATGTATGGCCTTACAAACCGGTGTAATTGGGTAAGTCTTCCTGTAAGTTCTCAAGATTATGTCATAACTTCTACGTAATTGCGTCTTGATTTCTTCTTTCCGCCTCCTATATAATCATAACAATAAGAAGTCAGTGGTAAGGAGCTAATGGAGTATGGCAGGGCATGTGCCTACGAAAGAGCAGTGTAAGGAAGCAGCACAGAAAGCAGTTGAAGTTTCTCGAATGGCGTTGGAGGAAAGAGGAATTGGATGGGATCGTTTGGTTGAACAGTTAAAGGAAGAGTTGAGTTATGAGGAAACTATCGTTGTCAAACAGTATAAACTTATTCAGACGGGTAAGAAGGGTAAGGAACAAAAGAAAGTAGTTGCCTTCCATAAAAAGATTAACCTCAAGACTCCTGCCGCAATGGTAATTAGTCAGAAGGCTCGTTTGAGTGCTCATGAATTGAGTGGACATTTCCCTCCAAAGGAAACAAGAATAGCCGGCCCAGGGGGTGGCCCTATTCCGTTGCAGAAACTGGAGATTGAGTTTGTAAAATCGAATGGAATAAGAGAAAACGGAGAAAAGGATTGATAACCAGTCGTTTTACCCGTAATACATTACCTACCCAGGAACAACCCGCCGAAGAATCTAATCTTCAACAACAAAGAGTAGCAAGAATTCAAATCCCCGATAAGATGGAATTTCTCTTTATGCCTTCTCGTTATAAGGTTGCTTACGGAGGAAGAGGAGGGATTAAGTCTTGGTCATTTGCCCGGGCACTCCTTATTAAAGGCGCTCACTCCTGTATCCGGGTTCTATGTGCTCGGGAATTTCAGAATTCTATTAAGGAGAGTGTCCATCGTCTGCTCTCTGACCAAATCGAACTTATTGGTCTTTCGGACTACTATCAAATCTTAAGTTCAGAGATTCATGGAGTGATAGGAACGGAGTTTGTTTTTGCAGGGATTAGAAACAACGTTACTAAAATTAAATCAATGGAAGGAATTGATATATGTTGGGTGGAAGAGGCAGAGAAGGTTAGTGAGAACTCCTGGTCGGTCTTAATTCCAACCATACGTAAGGCAGGCTCCGAGATTTGGGTTTCCTTTAATCCTCATGAAGAAAGAGATCCTACCTATAAAAGGTTTATTTTAAATCCTCCTCCCAGCGCAGTTGTCATGGAGACCAGTTGGCGAGATAATCCCTGGTTACCAAAAGAATTGCAGGCAGAGAAGGATTATCTTGCCCGGGTCGATAGAGATGCTTACGATCATGTGTGGGGTGGGCAAGTACAGAAGAGAAGCAGTTCTCAGGTCATGAGAGGGAAATGTTTCTTAGAGGCCTTCATTCCAAAGCCAGATGAATGTACATGTGGTCATACTCAGATAGATCATTCTGATGGGTTATGTTCTTCGTCTCTTTGTGATTGTAGAAAGTTTATCCCGTCCTGGAATGGCCCTTATTATGGAGCAGATTGGGGGTTTGCTACTGATCCCGCGGTTCTTATAAAGAAATGGATACGAAAAAATGTTCTCTATATAGAGGAAGAGTTTTGGGGGGTTGGTGTGGAACTTGATGAACTGTCTAAGAAATTCGATACGGTCTCAGGGGCTAAAGAGCATACTGTCAGGGCCGATAACTCCAGACCCGAAACAATTAGTTATCTTCAACGACATGGTTATCCTCGCATAGAGGCTGCCTCTAAGTGGCCGGGGAGCGTAGAGGATGGGATTTCATTTCTAAGGTCATTCGAAAAGATTGTCATTCATCCTCGTTGTGTCCATACAGATGAGGAGGCACGTACATATAAACATAAAGTCGATCAATTGACTGGGGATATTTTGCCAGACATTATTGATAAGAACAACCATTGTTGGGATGCTATTAGATATGGCCTTGGGCCTTTGATTTCGGCTCGGACTTCGCCAGGTTTGTTTTTCGCAGGGACTTCTACTTCACCTAAGGCACAAGAACATAAACAAGAGAAAGAGGTTAATGCTATTCTCGCCTATCAGGATCATGCTCTTCATGGAGGAAGGGATAGGGATAGGGCAATGCGAAGCTGGTTGAGGGGAGATTGAGAAGATGGTCAAAGGAGAGCCAATTCTTATTGAGCGAGTGGTAAATGGTTTTATTGTCAACCCTAAAGAGGTTACAAATTTGACCAAGTCGGAGAAGGATCTCTATGTCTTTGAGACCCTGGATGGACTGAAGGGTTTTTTAGATAAACATTTTAACGGGGAGGAAAAGAAGTGAATACTGCCATAGGGTATCTTGATCGGCTTCGTAATCCTTCTACGATCGTTAAGATAGTTAAACCTGATAAGACCGACCCTGTTGCTGGCGTTCCTATCGTTGGGGCGTATTATACCAACGTTGGAGCTGGGGTTGCTCCAGAGAAGGAGTATTGGCAATTGGTCGATGCTTATAAGTCGTGGGTGTATACCTGCATTGATAAGTTGGGCAAGTCGATAGCCATGATTCCTCTTAAGCTTTTCGTCTATCGGTCGAAGCAAACAGGGAAGATCATTCGAGACGTCCAATGGAAAGCGAACTACAGGATGCTTAAGCGAGATGAAGACAGGAAGTATTTCCTCAAGGATCTCAATCTTGAAAGGCAAGAGCTGACGGAGCATCCTTTTTTAGAGCTTATCTCAAGACCGAATAGGTTCATGACCCGCTTCACGCTTTGGTACAATACCATAATTCGGCTTGAGCTATCAGGTCTATGTGGTTGGTTAAAGCTAAAGGATAACCTCAATGTAACTCGTCAGGTCTTCCCTCTACCTCTTACCAAATGGGCTACCCTAAGAGCTAAAGTAACCCGTACGGCTGACCTTGACTATTGGGAATATAGAGATGCAGAGGTTTACCAGAAGTTTACTTCTGATCAAGTCTTCCCTATAATTTATCCTCATCCTGCATCTCCGTTCCAAGGCATGTCGCCCCTCATGGCTCAGACCTATCCCTACGACATTGATCTTTTCTTAATGCAACAGCAGAGAGCTTTTTTTGAGCATGGGGCAACTCCAGGTCTTCATTTAACGACAGATCAGAATCTTCGGAAAGATCAGGTCGATGAATTAAAAGAGACTATTCATGAACAATATGCAGGTGCCTTGAAAGCAGGAGATACTCTTATTACTCATTCGGGTCTTAAGGCTTCTGCAGTTGGCCAAACTGCTCGACAGGCTATGATTGATGAGGTAGCAAGGTTTTCGAGAGACAAACTAATCACATCCTTTGATTTATCTCCTGCGAAGGTGGGATTGGTAGAAGATGTGAATAGGGCTAACATGGCGGGGCTTGACCGAATCTTTATTCATGAATGTCTAAGGCCAAAATGTATGTTGATGGAGGAGTCAATCGAAGCCTTCTTCCTACCCGACTACGATCAAGGATTGACCTGCGACTTTGAACTCCCATCGACCGAAGACCAAGACTACGAACTCCGGGCCATGGAAGCAAGGCTCCGTTCCAAGGTCACAGCGGTCAATGAGGAGAGAGGGAATCTTGGTATGGAGGAGGTAGATTGGGGAAAGAGCCCGTGGGGAAGTTTCACAGACATTCAGTTAGCAGGAGAAAGAACTGCTATTCCTAAGCCCCTACCCGAAGATGGAGATGGAAAAAGACTCCTGACAAAACAAGCCGACTTGGCTTTTTGGACAGATGAAAGAAAAGACAGTTATTGGAAGACTTTTGCCTCAGAGGAAGAAGGACTTGAGCAGGTCTTCCTCCTTCCTATGCAACGATATTTTAAAGCTCAATGTGAAGCCATTATTCAAAGACTTAACACAGAAGGCAAAAAGGTCATTGGCCAATACGCGGGTTGGTCGAGGCAGAGGATGCGCCAACATCTAAAGGAAAATAAAGGAGCCAACCTCAGAGCCATTAATATAAATGAGAAAGACGAAAGAGAAGCTTTAGTTAAAGAGTTTACCCCCGTCGTCCAGACCATCATGAAAGAATATGGAGATATCCGGATTGAAGAGTTAAATAATATAGGGAAGGCAGTTGATCAGGAAGAAGCCAAGACCATTGCTTTTGAGTTTAATGTCAACGACCCAGGGGTTCTCAAATGGTTGGGTTCAAGAATGAAACAATTTTCCAGACAAGTAGCAGGAACGACTTTTGGTGAAATTGAAGCTATTTTAAAGGAAGGCTTTGCAGAAGGAGATTCCATAATTACAATTTCTGAAACGTTGAGGGAGAAGTTTGAGAGTTGGGATCAATACCGAGCTCCTCTGATTGCCCGGACAGAAACAATAGCAGCAATGAATAAGTCAGATCTTGAATCGGTTAGCCAAACAGGGCTTGAAGACCAACTCCTTAAACACTGGCTAACAGCAGGGGACGAAAGAGTCAGGGAGTCTCACCAGATCGCCGGCCAAACTTATCTGGACGGAATTGAGATTGATGATGACTTTAAAGTTGGGTTAGATCGGATGTCGGCGCCGGGGGATGGAAAGTTGGCAGAGGAGAACATCAACTGCCGCTGCACGCTTTATTATACGGAGAAGACAGAGGGATAGATTATGTCATTGCCTGGGATCACCGCATTTGGAACTCCGAATACTTCGGATTCGCTAATTGTCCCGATCACCTTATTCACGGCTTCTGGGTCGCCGACGGGATACGTGGTGACTGAAGATGGGAGTACTGTTCCAGAGGTCGATGATTCAAGGTGGTCGGCGAGTCCTCCCACGGAGATTGTTTGCGTG